AGATAAAGTAAAAACATCACAGTTATTACTTTACAAAACATATTACGCTAAACAATATGATGTTAGTCCAGAACAAATACATATTGAGTATTTAATTCTTCGCCGTAAGATAATGGAAAATGCTGAGTATGAGGCAATGAAACAACGAGTTCAAAGATTTGAACCATCTAACGGCAAGGTTTCACAGAACAATATCAAAAAAGAAATTGCAGAATTTATTACAACAAACTTTACGGAAGAAGGTGAGTATCGTTTGGATGTTATACAACCAGCAGAAGCTGGTCGCGATTATGCAAATTGTAAATACTGTGAGTTCAATAAAAATGAAGAACTCTGTCCGAAAGAAAAAAGAAATGCTTTACCATTCTAAAAATGTGGGGTATGGACTATTGATTGAATAGTTTGTTGTCAAAATTCTATTAAAAAAATCTCCGTCCATATCCTACTTTTTATTTTTCAGATTGATATTTATAGATGACAACAAATTTATATTTCAATCTGAAAACGGGAGATGTTATGGTTATCTATATTACCACAAATCTTTTGAATGGCAAAAAATATATCGGAATGGATGGGAAAAACAATCCTAAATACTTAGGTTCCGGAACTGCTATAAAAAATGCTATTAAAAAGTATGGAAAAAATAATTTCAAAAAACAAATAATAGAACAATGCTCTTCATTGCAAGAATTGATTATCCGTGAAGAATACTGGTTGAACTATTATGACGCTGGAAATAATGACAATTTTTACAATATGCACAATCGTAGTGTTGGTGGACATTACTCATCTAATGTCATTAAAGAGAAAACCTCAAAGAAAAAAGAGAAATTTTGGAGCATTCAAATTCGTACCGATGTTAAAAAAGAATTGAATGACTATTGTAGAAATAACGGATATACTGTAATTGATTTTGTAGAAAATATAGTTAGAAATCATTTATCAAAAACTAATTCTTAATCATTTAACCGGAAGTTTAGGTGTTTCGTGAAAATAGCTCAATTAGCAATCATTGACCTTTCAGTTTATAGGGGCATACATACATTCACTAAAAATATATCATCACTTGATAGTGTTGATACTTTCTATTTTAACCCAAGTGAAACAAACAATTTCAAATCTGAATATCAGAACTGTATAGATATTTCCGAAATGGAAATAACTGAATTGAAAGATAAGTTGGAAGACTATGATATTGTTGTTTTGAACCTCAACAAATTTATTTACGATGTTGACGGTATTCAAAAAAGAAAACCAGAACATAGAGAAAGACTGATAGAATTGGCAAAGATGTATTGTAAGTTGAATACTATAACTGCATTCTTTGACCACGAGATATATCCGTATGAGGGCATGCATTTCAATACTATCTGTGTTCCGGCATTCATAAAGTATAGTGATTATTATTTGACATACACACCATTCTTTGTAGATGCGTTAAAAGAATATATTGGAATGAGAGGAACTTCTAACTATACTTTTCAAGTCGGTGGTTATATTGACATGAGTATTTATGACAAGTGGATTGAAAAGTCATGGTTGGATAAAAAAGAATTACCATACATTTCAGAATGTGCTTACTATGCAAAATTCAAAGGTCATGGGAACTTCAAACCAATAGTAGAAACGATGAATAAGATGGGACTTAGAGACTTGTCTGGTAAGAAATTGGTTCACATTGGAAACACATATTCGCCTGAAAATTATTTCAATCATGTAAAGATATTGGCAGAACACGCAAATGTTTCTCGTAAAACTTTTAGTGATACATTCCTACCAGACTATGATTTGGATCCAACTGTGTTCAAAGTTTTCGATAACCACAAACCCATGATACTTGCCGGAACATATACAATGGAAAGTATGATGGACTTTTTAACCGGTTGTAGATTTAGTATATCAACAACAAATACACAAGTGCCATTCTTTGGAATGTTTATCACACCGAGATTTGAATATGCACAGATAGAGAAGAACTTGATGACAATTCCAATATACGATAAAACATACATTGATTTGTTCAAAGGAACAGAATTTGCTGAATTAGTTTTATCTTACGATATAAATGATTTGGAAAATTCGTTAAAAAGTCTTATATTGGAAATGAATAAATTAGAGAATGACGAAGAAGAATATAACAGACGAAGATTGAGATTGATACGATTAACAAGAGATATGAATAGACTTGATAATTTTGTTCGTGATATGCAAACAATAGTTTCAAACGGTAAAAGAAATAAAGATGATTATTCGGAAGATTGGTTCAATTCTTCGTTAGAACAAATGGGTTACAAATTCAAACCATACCGTAAAATGCTTATTAACATGAACGGTGTTTCAACAACTACAACACAAAAGTTTTTTAACATATAAAGGTTTCACATGGCAAAGAAAAAGATATTATTACTGTCAGATGATTTGAGACTAACATCCGGAATTGCAACTGTATCACGCGATATGGTTATAGGAACTGTAAAGGATTTCGATTGGATTCAATTAGGTGCTGCAATAAATCATCCAGACAATGGAAAGATATTTGATTTATCGGAAGATGCAAAAAGGATGACTGGAGTTGAAGACGCATCTGTTAAAATATATTGCTACAATAGTTATGGGGATTCTATGATGGTTCGCAGACTCATTGAACAAGAAAAGCCCGATGCAATTTTACATTTCACGGATCCAAGATTTTGGGGGTGGCTCTATAATATGGAACATGAAATAAGAACAAAAATTCCTTTGTTATATTTGAATATATGGGATGGTGCAGGATTGGTCGGTGAAACTGCAACTGATCCCATGTGGAATAAAGAGGCATATGCAAGTTGTGATTTGCTGATGGCAATATCAAAACAAACATATGGTATAAATCACAGAATACTAAAAAGATTCGGTGAAGAAATTCCAAATCATCGAATAACTTATGTTCCACACGGAATTGATACAAATATGTTTTTTCCAATAGAACCTGTAAAGTCTGAACGAGAAGACGATTGGAATGAATTACAAGAAGAAAGCAAAAGAATACGCGGTGAAAATGAAAATAAATTTGTTGTTATGTGGAACAACAGAAATATACACCGTAAACATCCGGGAGATGTAGTGCTTGCGTATAAACATATGTGTCAGCTTATTGATGAAAATGGAGGAAATGCATCTCAAGATTGTATTCTACTTATGCACACTCAACCAATTGACCATAACGGAACAGACCTGGTTTCACTAGTTGGTGAATTATGTAACGAATATAATGTTTTATTTGACGATAAAATTGTTCCTTCTAGTAAACTGAATGTTTTGTATAACTGTGCAGATGTTGTTATTAATATGGCATCGAATGAGGGATTTGGTTTAGGAACAGCTGAGGCAATGTCTGCGGGAACACCAATTGTAGTAAATGTTACTGGTGGTTTACAAGACCAATGTGGTTTTATTAATCCAGAAACAAACAAATATTTCACAGAGGACGATTACATAAAAATCCATACACTGCACAGAAAAGATGTTTGGGGTGATCTGAAACACGGTGAATGGGTTAAACCCGTATGGCCATCTAACATATCAGTTCAAGGATCAGTACCAACTCCATATATTTTTGATGACCGTGCTGATTTCAGAGATATTGGGAATGCATTGTATGAATGGTATAATACTCCAAAAGAAGAAAGAAAGTCTTCTGGATTAAAAGGTAGAGAGTTCATATCAAATTCAGAAGTTGGAATGACAAGAACTTTAATGGCAGATAGAGTATCAAAAAGTATAAAAGATACATTAGAGAATTTTACTCCAAGAACAAAATTTAGTTTACATTTAGTATAAGGATTTCATATGAGTTATAGACCGAAATTAGTTTTTTGTGGACCAGTTGCAACAATGAGTGGATATGGATCTCATGCACGTGATTTGGTTCATTCACTAATAGATATGGATATGTTTGATATTAAAATAATGTCAATAAATTGGGGTGAAACGCCTATGAATGCCTTAAATCCATATAATGAACTGGACAAGAAAATATTAGATAGAATTTTAGTGGGACAACTCACAGAACAACCGGATATTTGGATGCAGTGCACTATCCCTAATGAATTTCAAAACGTTGGAAAATATAACATTGGAATCACTGCAGGCATTGAAACTGATATTTGTGATGCAGGTTGGATAGAAGGATGTAATCGAATGAATTTGGTTATAGTTCCATCCAAACATTCTAAAAAAGTTTTTGAAAATAGTAGATTTGAAAAGAGAGATAAAAATACACACCAAGTTATCGGTGTTGTGGAGCTACAAGTTCCTGTTGAAATTCTACACGAGGGATTCAGAGAAGAAATATTTAACAAAGATGCCGAACTGGATCCCGATGTTGTTAGTTTGTTGAATGAAATGAAAAACGATTTTGCATTTTTATTCGTTGGTCATTGGATGAAAGGAGATTTTGGACAAGATAGAAAAGATGTATCTGGATTATTGTACACATTTTTTGAAACATTTGGTGATGCACCAAATCAACCTGCATTGATATTAAAATCTTCTGGTGGAACATTTTCAATATCAGACAGGTCTAGAATAATTGAAAAAATAAATTTAATAAAGAGTATGTCAAAGAAAAAAGTTCTGCCTCCTGTTTATTTGATACACGGTGATTTGACAGATGAACAGATGAATACATTATACAATCATCCTAAAGTAAAGGCATTTGTTTCTTTTACAAAAGGTGAAGGTTATGGCAGACCAATTGCAGAATTTATTACAACAGGAAAGCCAGTTGTTGTTTCCGGTTGGAGTGGTCAAACCGATTTTGTTGATGAAAAATTTCATATACTTTTGAAAGGCGATGTCAAAGAAGTTCATCCGAGTGCAGTTTGGGAGGGGATAATAAACTCCGGAACAAATTGGTTTACGGTAGACTATCAGAATGCTGCTAAAAAAATGGATTCTATAAAACAAAACTATAATCAACATTTAAGAAGCTCAACTGCATCACTAAAATATTTTCATAAAAAGTGGTCATATTCCACAATGGTTGATAATTTTAAAAAATTGTTAGAAGAAAGATTGCCAAAATTTTCTGAGAAGGTTTCTTTGAATTTACCAACACTTAAAAAAATAGAGGTATAATTTTATGATTTCCTATACCATAACAGTTTGTAATGAAGATAAAGAGTTGGATAGCTTATTGTCATTTTTAACTAAAAATATAAAGGATGAAGATGAAATAGTAGTTCAAATGGACACGATGGCCGTTACACCTGCCGTTAGAAGTGTTATAGACTCACACCGAGATACTATAAAAAACTTTAATGTTATAGAATTTCCATTGAAAAAAGATTTTTCAAGTTTCAAGAATAATTTAAAAAAATATTGTAAAAATAAATGGATATTCAATATAGATGCAGATGAATTGCCATCAAAAATACTAATGGACAATATACATGATATATTAAATTCAAATGATAATCTAGAAATGATATTGGTTCCAAGATGGAATACGGTAGATGGAATCACCGATGAACATATAAAAAAATGGGATTGGGTGTATGATGAAAACAATAGAGTAAATTGGCCAGATTATCAGACAAGGATATACAAAAATAATGATTTAATAGTTTGGAAAAATAAGGTACATGAAAGATTAACCGGATATGATAAATATTCAAATCTTCCACCTGATGAATCATTTTGCATCTATCATCATAAAGATATACTTAAACAAGAAAAACAAAATAAATTTTATGAAAAAATATAATAGGTAGTAACATGGAAAGTAGAAAAAAAGTTTGGTATGCCCCCAACAAATTTGAATCATATGGCGAAGAAGAAATCAAAGCAGTTGAACAATGTCTTCGTGACGGTTGGATTGCCGGATTCGGTCCTCGCTCAGTAGAATTTGAAAATATTGTTGCTAAGTATTTTGGAAAAAAGTTTGGCGTATTTGTAAACTCTGGTTCATCCGCTTGCTTACTTGCACTTTCATCACTTAAACTTCCAAAAGGAAGTGAAGTAATTACACCCGCTTGTACATTTTCTACAACGGTTGCACCAATGGTTCAGTTGGGACTGAAACCAATTTTCTGTGATGTTGGTTTAACAACGTATGTTCCATCGCTTGAACAGATTGCAGAAAAGATAACAAGTGAAACAAAAGTTATTATGATTCCAAATTTGATAGGAAATAAACCGGATTGGAAATCAATACGCGAACATTTGGTTTCGATTGGTAGAAATGATATTGTATTGATTGAAGATTCTGCAGATACAATGACATATACCGAAGAAACTGATATTTCAACTACATCATTTTATGCCTCCCATGTAATCACTGCAGGTGGTTCAGGTGGAATGGTAATGTTTAATGATGAAAAACTTCGTGATGTTTGTTTACAATTTAGAGATTGGGGTAGAATTGGAAACAACGCAGAGGAAGTTGATCAAAGATTCAATCATCAAGTTGATGGAATACCATACGATTTCAAATTTTTATATGGTGTTCTTGGTTACAACTTTAAATCATCTGAAATGAATGCTGCATTTGGTTTAGTTCAAATGGAAAAGTTAGATAGGTTTGTTGATATAAGACGAAAAAATATCGAAAGGTATATTGAAAACCTAAAATATGTTTCAGAGATAACTCTTCCAGACGATACCATCAAACCTAATTGGCTCGCAATCCCACTTCAATATGAAGATAGATTGGGTCTACTAACTTATTTAGAAGATAACGATATTCAAACTCGTGTTACGTTTGCAGGGAACATAACAAGACATCCTGTTTATAGAGAATACTTGGAAACGTTTGAAAATGCAGATACCATAATGAAAGACGGATTTCTTTTAGGTGCACACCATGGAATGAATACGGATGATGTGGATTATGTTTGTGATAAAATAAAAGAGTATTTATCGACCAGGTCATAATAATATGAAAGTAAAAATGATATGCCATTTGATGCCGTGGGAATTAGACTATGCATTACTGACATTTGTAAAATTAAAAAAGAGTTATGAATATTTACCAAAAGATATTGAAATAATTTTTGATTGCGTTTTGAATTTATCAAATTCTATTATTGATTGGAAAAATTCCAGAATCGAAAAGAAACATTTCATAGATAAGTTTTATTCATTGAAAAATTTAGTTTCTTGTTTTAATATAAATAGATATGAAGTCATAGATGGTGATAAACTATACGGACATCTAAATTTACAAAAGGAATGTATATCCGATGATGTTGATGGTTACATTTATATGTGTCCTGATCAGAATTTTGATGAAACTCTAATTGCATATATGTGTAAGGCAGCAAAGACGATAAACGATAAATACTTTATATTAACATCGGAAATATACAAAGGTTGGGATTCATCTTGGAATCCAATATCAAGCGATAAATATAAAGATGTTTCATACGATGATTGTGGGCAAGAGTGTCCGTATAAATTGGAATATGAAAATTTTTACAATGATGTTTCTGTTAAAAAAATAAGTGAAATAAAATTTGCAGGATGGTTTGATTATTACAGCAAAGATTTTATCAATGAATTTGCAAAAATTCCTGACGATTGGAACGGGTATGGACCTTGGGATTTTTATTCAATGGTATTATCGTATAACTTTAACAAATTAAATTTCAAAGAAAAGATACATCAATATGTTCTGACTGGAAAAATAATATATCCAATTGAAAGCAAACCATATCCTGATGGTTTTAAGAAATACTATAAAGACTTATTAGAAATGAAAAACTTAAATCAAAGATTAGATATTGAGAATAAAATATCAGAAACTATCAAAAAAAGAATTTTAGAAATAAATTCCGGTAATTTATGAAAAAAATAGTAGTTAGTGCACCAAGTTGGTTCCCGTCAAGTGGGGGTATTACTATATTGCATAAATTTGTTCATACACTAAACGATATTGGATATGACGCATATTTGGCTCCATCTAAACCATCTGGATTGGGTTGGTGGAATAGTAACATAGAGTTTTATACACCGGCGAGATATAATAAAGTAAAATTCATTAATGAAGACATTTACAATAATTTACAAGATGCGATTGTTGTTTATGCAGAATCTTGGTATGGTAATTATTTGAATGCTCCAAATGTTGTTAGATGGATGATGGGGTTGGCAAATTCAAATTTTATGAATGCAGGCAATTATGGTCAATTTAGATACAATGCTTGGAAAGATGATGAATTATGGTTCTGGTATTCCGATTTATACAAAACACAGTCGGATAAAAAAATCATAAAAAATTTAGATAATGATTTAACACTAATAGAGTTTTATACAGATATTTTTTTAAATAGAAGTGAAGACCGTATATTGAATTGTTGGACATTAAGAAAAGGAGGATTTGATACCGAACCTTCCGATTATATTCACGATTCATCCGATTTGTTTTTTGGCGATATAGATACATCATTGGATGATTTTAATTTTCCTGGACAATATAAAAGATTGGCAATGCTTTTTAATAAAACAAAACGATTTTATTCATATGATAGATCAACGTTTATTAGTGTTCAAGCTGCTATGTGTGGAGCAGATTCTATTGTTGTTCCTCATAAAAAATTGTCAAAGGAAGAATACTACAATGGGTTTGAACTTCATAAGTACGTTGCATATGGGTTGGATGAAATCAATAGGGCAAAATCTATTCGTAATGAACTTGATGACCATATAAAAGAAATAGAACGAAAATGTATATCGGATATACATTTATTTGTGGAAAAATGTAACAATTACTTTAAATAAAAAGAGATTAATTTATGAAAAAAATAGTATATGTGACCGGATGCCTTGGATTTATTGGTTCTTATGTTACTCGTGAATGTCTAAAAAAAGGTTGGTATGTTCGTGGTATTGATAAGATAACCTATGCTGCTAACAAAGATTTGTTAAAAGAATTTGAACAATATGATAATTTTGTATTTACACATTGTGACATAAATGATTTAGAATTTTTATACGATTGTGATTACATAATAAATACCGCAGCTGAAACTCATGTTGGAAATTCCATTGTCAGAAGTGATGACTTTGTTCACTCCAATATAAACGGTGTACATCGTATATTAGAATTACTTAGAAATTACAGACAGGAAAACAATAAGACTCCTGTATTATTACATTTTAGTACAGATGAAGTTTATGGTGATATATCAAACGGCATCCATACTGAAACGGATTTATTGAAACCATCAAATCCATACTCTGCAACAA